CTCTACTTTCGGGTGTATTGCCTTCTAGTAGAATTCTGTCCCAATGGAAAATATTAGCACATGCATCTTTTAATACTCCTGCAAAACTAACTCGTGCAAATCCTTCTTCAATTAAGAATCCTGCAGCCGTATCTTTACCGTGACCTATGAGTCCACATATACCAATTACTTTTTTCATTGAGTTTTCCTGTTGTAAAGTTAAATTATAACTTAGATTTGACAATCTGTCAACTATTTTTTTACAGATTAGCCTATAACGAAACTAAGTCCTGTGCTTCCATCGTTATATAATGTTAGCTCTAGTTCTAGTTTGTCAATTTCTGCAAGGGCATCTTGACGTAGTTGGTCTGCGTTCATTGTAGTACCACCTTGTGGTCCTGCAATCTGTGTAAACTTACCACGTGCTTCAGCTAGGATTAATTTAGCGTGTGCAAATGCATAGTCCTTTATCCAAGGGCCTGCGTATTGATCTTCTAATAAGCTCTCTGTTGGTCTATAGTTATAGCAATGCAGTATAGCATTGTCACTAGCTTTAATCTTTCTTTGTAGGATTAATTTTTTATCTTGTGGGCGCCATGTGAACATTATTTCTGCTCCAAACAATCTACCCATTGTTTCTCTGTTTTGCTGTAGGAAGTCAAATGATGCTAGTCCGCCGTTTCTGCTACTACCTAAAAGGTATGTGTTAAGATATGCAGCCTGAAATGGTTCTATGTCATTTCCCGAACCACTGCTTACACCTGTTGTACGTCTGTAAATATCTTTTACTTCCATTACTTCTGATGGTAATGTGTACTCGCTTTGGTCTTTTATCATTTCCAAAACAATGAAGCTTTCTTCTACGGCATTTTCTGCACGTTGACGATATTTTTGAAGTGCTTTATTAGCCGCGAGTTCGTAATGCTCTGGATCGAGTTCGACATCGATCATGCCGCCGCCTAAGCGTAATTCTATTTCTTTCTGAAGTTTATTTAGTGCTGCCATTTAAGTTTCTCCTACTATGTATTTATCACAGTATCACTTATTAAAGGCAGCAATTAAAATAGTTTCTCCGTTAATACGACCGTTCAACTTTGTTTCGGTTGTTTTTAATGACTGTATTAGCTTTTCTGTCTTAGCTCTTGTGGACTTCTTTAGCTCCGGCAGTACTTCAGCTGGTTTACGTATTGTTCGTTGTAAACTCTTTTCTTCATCGTATCCTGTGATGGTTGTTCCCTTTACACTAAGCCCACTACCGTCACGTTGTAGTCCCATTGGGTCAACATTACTTGCATAATAGGTTCCAATCTTGCGGTTACGAGTGTTAAAAACCACCAGTACACGGGCGTAAATGATATCTGCTGGTGTTATGCTACCTAAACCATATTCAGCATCGCTTTGCTTAAATTTGAGCTTCTTAACTAGATCTTCGGGACTCTTTATACGTACTTTGCGTGGCTTGCGATTTACTTTGCTTTCTGCTTCAACAATATCACACGCATTAGTTATTTTACGATAAATCTCAAGCCCAGCTTTTTGTTGTGCTTTTGACATATGGTCGTAGCCCTCTTCTAACTGTAAGCGCATATCATCTTTATCGTCTTTTGCTACCTTTGTAACAAGTTCGGCAAATTCAGCGACACTAGCTTCATATACTTTTCTAATAATACGCGAGTGTGCTTGCTTGGCACCTGCTTTGCGAAGCATTGCATCAGGGGTAAAGTCTTTTACCATTGTAACATCATACTTACTATTAACCCAACTGTCTAAGAAATCTTCAATTTCGTCAGTCATTTGCATAGCTGATTGATGTAATAATTCTTGTATAGTTGGCTTAGGTCGACTATTCATTTTAGCTTCCTGTGCTGCCAATCGTTCTGTTTCTGCTACAAATGTTTTTCCTTCGTCAATTGCGTTAGAAATGCGTTTCTTAATAAACTCACTAATTGGTTTAGGTGTTCCTGCTGTTCCTGGTAAACTTTCCCAATAGGCGTTCCAAGCAAGATGTTCGTCTGGACACCCCATTGTAAGCATACGACAGTAGTAACCTGTTACTGCACTAATTGATTGGCTCTTCGCTGCCTTAACACATTTAATGTCTTGCTTAGTATATTCGTTATTAAGCATCCATGTAAATGCAAAGTCAAGCAAATCGCTTGCTTTATAATTTTGATAATAGTAAGACGTCGACGCTTGTCGTTTATCGTGATACTCTTTTCCTGACCAACCATCAGCTCCTGTCCAGTCTGGATCATTTAGTGATCCTTTACGAATTCGCTCTGAAGGAAGTCTTGCTTTTTTCTTCTTTATCTTTATTCCAGCTAATCTAGCCATTTATTTTTCTCCGTGAAATTGTTCAAAATTGCTACGGTCTATTTCATCCGCTTTATTTTGATACTTATCAATAAGTGAAATAATTTGTTGCTTTGCAACTAAATTTGGGGTTTTTGTTGATAATTTCTGTAATTCTTGTACAAACTCTAAATATTCGAGCATTTGCTTGTTACTCCGTTTTGGTAATTTAAAACAAGTTTACGACACAAAGTTCGTTTCGTCAACCTTTTTAAATCCAATATCTGCAACAACGTGCTTTACGCCTTTAAAATCTTCAACAATATCACCAACGCTAACACTGTGCATTTGATTTAAGCGTTCAATGTTTTCTTCTGGTCCCATGTTGCCTGTATGAAATACACCTTCAAGATCATTAGCTGTAATATTAGCTACGTGATCATAATATCCAGCGGCAAATGCATCTGCTGAAACTTTGCCAATGTCTTTAGCCCAGCTCATGCCCAGTCTTGCACGTTGCTTTGGAACACTATCATGTCCTTTTGCATTAATCATATCAACTTCAGCTTCTGTTAAACGTATTTGGAATAATTTATACATGTGCTGCTTCTCCTATGTTATTTTTTGTTTTCCAAGCTGACATAATATTATTATACCAGTTTTGGTTATTTTCCATTAATACAGTTAATGGAGACTCAGTTTTACATGCTTCGACATACTGTTCAACAGTAAAGCTATTAATAAGTTCTTTACGAAACGTTGCCATTGAAATAGGAGTTCCTCTGTATTTAAAACGTGCAATAAACAGATCAATTCCAGTTCCTACACGACTAGGATGTACACCTGGTTTATTTTCATATACTGGCTTATTTGCATAAGGTCCTGTATACATTAAGTATCCACCGTGGTAACTAAAATCTGCTTTATTAAACTGTGTCATTTGCATGCTTCCTTTATTGTTTATATACTACTATTATACGGCAAGATGTCTTACTTGTCAACCTTTATTTACAAATTTAGCCAAAAAAAACCCCTGTCGAAACAAGGGTTTAAAAGTTTTTTTATTTTATTTTACTTATTTTTCTTTAATTTGACGTTCAAATTCACGTAAACGTTTATAAACACTAGCTAACTCAATAAGTGTTGGCCATGCTTTAAACAAGTACTGTAGTGAACCTTCAACACGTCCAAATGCACGTAAAATCTGTTGCATTACACCTAGTGTCATTACACCAGCTACGATTGCAGGAGCTAAGAAAATATAGCCTGCTAATACGTTTGCTTGTAAGTATGCAAGTCTTCCGATGTTAAAGTACAAATAATACAAGTAACTCTTGTAGTGAATAGTACGTACACCTTCAAATAGTTCATTTAATGACTTTGGTCTAATTGTCCCGTCATCTTCTGCAACAACTAATATTTTTCTATATGCTGCTTCTTTCTTCTGTAGGTCGTATTCAATACCTACTAGTCTTAGTACCCATGCTAATACAATCATTAAAATTGTACCACCAACTGCCCAAATAAGAGCGCCTGTTACTAATCCAAATTCCCAATCTCCGAAGAACATAATTGGTATACCAACTGATAAACCCATTAACAATGGGAAGAATTCTACAAGTACCATAGCACTTTCAATTAAGCTAGTACCTAGTGATTCCATAATTCTACTAAATTTAATAGTATCTTCCTGTACACGTTGTGCTGCACCTTCAATTGTGCGAGCCTTGTCATATACACTGTGATACCATTCGACCATACTTGCTCTCCAACGGAATAAGAAGTGTGCTGTTAAGAAGCTTGTTGCTAATCCTAACACAATCCATAGTGCCGCTAATTTACCAAATGCAGCTAAACTTGCCCAATAATCTACCATTGTTATTGCATTAGGAGTGCCTAGTGCAGTTTGTATCATATCGTAGAATTGACCAAACCATTCATTAATTTTTACATCAATTTGCACTGATAGCCACAATGATGTTAAAATAACCGCTGATCCGAGATACGCCCAAAGAGCATAGCTTTTGTCTTTGAAAAAATTAAACATAATATTTTCCTTATAAAATACAGCGTCATTCGCTGTGTTTGCAGCGTTAACAAACATCTCAGCCAGTTATATGCATACATAACTATTTAGCCTATAACAGAATATATAAACCTAAAGAAGGATAAATACAATATAACAAGGAAAACCAACACATGCCACGACTAAGTTTATACAGACCATTTAAAGGTAATGATTATACATTTATGGATAGAACCATCCGTGAACAATTTGATATCGGTGGTACTGCTATACATGTACACAAATACCTAGGTCCAGACGCAACAAGTAACTCAACGGACCCAAGTGAACCAAACTATGGCAGTGGATTAGAAATAGACAATATAACCGGTGAAGAAATTAATCCAGACGGTCAGATTGACGAAACAGATATCCAAGATCTGTTGTTTATGGAAAATAGAGATCGTAAATACGATCCAGATATATTTGATTTACGTGGCGTATATAGTGTAAGTGACAACGACTTTGATTTAACACAGTTTGGTTTATTCTTAACAAACGATACGTTGTTTATTACTTTTCACACAAACGATATGGTTGAACGAATGGGGCGTAGACTTATGCCAGGTGATGTAATAGAACTACCACATTTAAGAGATGAACTATTACTTACTAATGAACGTGACGCTATTAATAAATTTTATGTAGTGCAAGATGCTGCAAGAGCAAGTGAAGGCTTCTCGCAAACTTGGTACTCGCATATTTGGCGAGTTAAAGTAGCACCATTAACAGATACACAAGAATACGCAGATATACTTGGTACTGCTGGTGACCCAGATAGTCTTAAGAATCAACTTAGTTCATATAAAACCGAACTTAATATTAGTAACGCAATTGTAGCAAGTGCTGAAGCTGCAGATCCTAATGGGTTACCATTAATAGATCATTTGTTTGGACGAGAAGATCCTGCTATAGCATACGAACACGGTGAAACCTTAGCAACCGGAGATCAGTTTCCAGTTTCTCCTAATGAAGGTGAATATTTTGTGAGAACTGACTTTACTCCTAATAGGCTTTTTGTCAGAAGAGGTAGCAAGTGGCATAGATTGTACGATAACATTACTGGCCAAACTTGGAGTGATAAGACATATAATGCAAGTAGCTTTATTAATAATACTAATACTACTGTTGTAGATAACCAAGAATTCCCTGAACGCCAGGCAATTTCCCAAGTAATTAAACCAAAGAGTGATTTTGAATAATGGCACAACAATACTTTTACGATAAACAAATTAGACGCTACATTCAACAGTTTATTAGACTGTTCAGTGGATTTAGTGTACAAATGGGAAAGAATGACGAAGGACTTCCTATATACCAAACAACACCTGTACGATACGGTGATATAAACAGAATGGCAGCTCACATAACAAGAGAAAACAGTGAAAATATTATTAACACTGTTCCATTTATTAGTTGTTATGTAACTGCATTAAATATGTTTCCTGAAAGACGAACATACCAAGATCACATTGACAAGGTTCAAGTACACGAAAAGAAATATAACAACACTACTGGAAAATATGAAAACACAAAAGGAAATAGTTACACTGTTGAAAGACATGCACCAGTTCCTTACATGTTACAAATGAATTGTGATATATGGACTTCAAACACAGATCAAAAACTACAATTAATGGAACAAATACTAGTATTATTTAATCCAACACTAGATATTAGAACTAATGATAGTGCGGTTGATTGGACCTCATTAAGTCACGTAGAATTAACTAACACAACATGGAGTACTAGAAGTGTAGGCTCTAGCATTGATGATATTATTGATGTTGCAACGTTAAGTTTTGATATACCTGTACACATTAATCCTCCAGCTAAAGTAAAACAACAAAAATTAATTCATACTATTATAAGTGAACTATATAATTTAGATGATGATGACTTGGATAACTTTAAAGCATCAAAAGATTTTGATAAATCAACATTACAATATACTATTGTAACGCACGAAGACCGTAAAGTTAAATACGAAAACGGCAATTTACAGATATTAAATAAAGATGGAACAACCCTACACGAAGATGGTACAATATTAGCGTGGGGTACTGAAATATTACCATTTGGTTCTTTAAGAAACGGTATAAGTCAAATAAGACTTAGAAAAAATACTAATGTTAGCGATAGCTCAGATGATATTATTGGTAGATTAGAATCACACCCAAGTGATCCAAATTTACTTGTAGTTGAAATAGATGCTACAACATTACCAACAAACACACTAACTGCAATAGATGCTATTGTAGATCCTACTAAAAATTATCCAGGTGATGGTGTTGTTCCTACAGCTTCTGTCGGGCAGCGTTATATTGTTATGGATGATATTCCATTAAGCACTACATGGGCAAGCAGTGTTGCTAAGAAATATGACATTATAGAATATAATGGTTCTAGTTGGAATGTTAGTTTTGACAGTTCTACTATTAATTCTACACACTATGTGGTAAATGTTTCAAGCAACGATCAGTTAGAATGGAACGCAAAGGAATGGGTTAACAGTTATGAAGGCGTATATAATGCAGGCTTCTGGAGACTTTACCTTTAATTATTGTGATGATCCTTGCGATGATTGCACTCACTGGATAGGAATAATTTAAATGATAACAGCAAGCGGTTGCATATTCTTAAGTACTGACACTGGCAGAGTAATGCTACAACAAAGGAGTGGCGAAGTTAACCATCCTAGAACATGGGGATTTTTTGGTGGTAAATCTGAAGGAAATGAACGTCCTGTTCAAACGTTATATAGAGAATTAGAAGAAGAAGTAGGATTAGTCCCTGATATTAATAAAGTTATACCTGTTAATAAATTTACAAGCCCTAACAATCAATTTGTATATCATACATTTGTTGTTACAGTTCGGGAAGAATTTACTCCCATATTAAACAATGAAAGTGATGGTTACTGTTGGATTAAAATAGGTAATTGGCCAAGGCCGTTGCACCCAGGTGCAAAAATACAGTGCCATTCAAAACAATTTATTAAAAAAATTAAAACTATTTACGAACAGCACTCAAAATAACTATTCAGATATTCTCTTTTTCATACTAGCAACAAACTGCTCACGTAACCATTCAAAATCATTAATTTTACTTAACGCATCTGTGTCGTCTTTGTGTTCAATTCCGTATGCTTTACCTTCTAATGCACCCTTAATACAGTAACGTCCAAAGCGTCCGCCGTTATCAACTGTACACCATGTTTCTAATCTAGCATCAGTTTCCAGTTGTCTTTGATTTGGGTTGACACTACTTGCTAACTTAACACATTCACGGAATGCACTACGCCATGTTCTGTATGGGTCTTTATTAAATCGTGTAATGTTTGATACATCACTAATTGGTTGGTAAAACGATACACCGGTTGTATAATCTGGAAGTTCGTGACCCAATGCAAGTAATTGTACTGCTGGAAACAACTTAACACCACCGTATCCATATTCTAAATCATTAATTGGGTTTCTGGCACTCCATACATATGTTGTATCTTTTCGTTTACTCATTGGTGGAATAAAATCGAAACTAAAATGTCCTAGTACATCAGCATCTGCATCTACTACGTATACCATTTCTGTTTTTGCTAATTCACCAACACGCTTATGTGCGTTGCCAATGCCTTCAACATTTTTAACATGTTGTGCATCTTTAAATCTATCTCTTAATTTTTGGAAATTCTCGTCTGCTTCAGCTTCGTGAAAACTAATCATAAACACATCAAATTCTGCTACGTGGAAACTTGATACAATTTTATTTTGTACTGTACCATGTGCTACTCCATTAGTTGGAACTAAATGAATATCTCCCCAACTAACAGGTCTGTTAGTTCTTTTAACTACTCTAGGAAATGTATGTATTACAGTTTTAGCTATTTGGTCGCCCGGTCTATATTGCCAAGGAAACGTTGGATTTACTTCAATATCGTCAAACACTACCCAAGCCATATCTGCTACGTCTGCATACTTAGATGCTGCCGCTAACAATTCTTCGTCGTCTTTTATTTTAATTTGTGTTTTTATAACTGGATATGAATTAAACATAAATCGTTTTAATCTATCCCAAGGTGTTACGACATTTTGTCCTTGGTATTCTCTTCGTACATTGTGTAAATTAATCATTGCAATCGCCTTTAAC